CTCTTGATGTACACGGTCTGAGCCTTCGGGCCATAGCCGGTGATGTACTTCTGGAGCTTCTCATTGTCGGTAACGTTGAACTTGGTCAAATCCAAAGTCACGTCCAACGTGCCATGCGGCTGCTCGCCAAAACGCCAGGACTGATCGTCCTTGACGGTGACAATGCCAGTGCTATGCACCTGCTCAATCTCGTTAGCCATACGCTAAACTCCTTCTAAAAACACGAAAACCCGCACTAGGCGGGTCTAAAATCTTCAAAACTTGGTTCACTTCGCGTGACGCGAAGCGTATTTCTTAGCCATCTGCTCTCGCGCTGCCTTATACGAATCGTTGTAGCTACCGTCACGAAGCTTCGGAGCACCACCATTGCCAGCGGACAAAGCTTTCTCACCTGACATGGAAACATTCGCGCCACCTACGCCAGTGGAGCCGAAGCGCTTGGATATGGCATCAGCCCAAGACTCGATGGCCTCCGGGTCTGTCTCCTTGCAGAACTCGTCAAAATCCGCGTCGGAAAGCTCAGGATGCTTACGCTGCGCCTTCAAACGCGCATTCTCGATAAGAGCATCCTGCAACCGCTCCCCCGCCTGTTCAGCCTCGGACTTGGCATCCTGCCAGTTGCGGTAATTCTCCTTCGCCTGCTTCTCATGCTTGCGGGAAAGATACTTCCAATCAACAGGCTTCTCGGACTCAACCTTCTTCTCGGCATCATCCGATTCAACCGGTTCGACGGGAGCGTTCCGCTCAGGCTCCTGACCATCCTTGCCGGACTGGTCAACGTTTTCGTCCTTGACGGACTCTTCACTCTCATTAGCCATAAGCCAACAATTTCCTTTCGGGAAACAGTCACAACAATGACTGCACTTGGTTGAGAAGCGTGCGCTGATTCGCCCACGCATTTTTCAAATGTTTCGACGGTTTGAACGTGTACGTCCTACCGTCATAAGTGAACGTGACACTCTTATGCGTGTCATTCACCTGCTTGTACCGTTTGGAAAACTCCAACGCCCTATCCTTCATCGCCTCATATTGGGAACGAAGAACCTTACGATCAGGCGTATGCCACGCCTGAGAATCCTTATCGGGAACGGGATTAGGAGTATCCCTAGCTTCGGAATCCAAAAGCACAGGACCCAACTCACCATTGGTGATGGTCTGAACCCTCACACTCTTCAACCGGTCGGCGGTATTACCACCAGCCTCCGAATACAAGTTCTGCAAATCCTTCTGATTCAACTGGAAACCAGGGTCTGAATCATCACCGGCAGGAGCCACGCCACACTTGCAATTCGCGTGCAACGGCAACAACTGCATGGTCGAATACCAACGATCAGCTGCCACGATGCACAAACCGCACGAACCACCCTTGGACAGTTCGGGATGCAGTACGCGCCTGTATTGAAGCACCTTGCAACGCCTATACCGTCCAATGGTCGTACTGGTAGCCATACGCTCCACATTCTCGTTCACAACCGTCTCCAAACGGGTATGCAACGAGTTAATCCACTTGGAAACCTCCGCATACGCCTTATCATTGGCGCTAGGCCATTCGATTGGACGAATATTCGGAGACTTCACGGCGGCGGAACGATATGAGTCAGCGGGACGTTGCGCGACAAGCCACGGGTCAGTGTTCACACGTGGATACGTGAACCCCGGCATCGAACCTGACGGGTTCACGCCAATCTGCCGCAACGTCTCGTCGGCATAGCTGATAGCCAACCGGCGAATCTGCGCGAGCATCGACAGTTCCAACATCGCCATGCGAGCCGCCACGCCATACGTGACGGCATCATTCCACAAGTCGGAAGGAGTCAACGCATCCCAAGCGGAACGCGCCTGACGGATATAGGCGTTCACCAGCTTTTCACGAGACTTCTCAAAAGCGTTAGCCGCTACTTCAAGACTCGTCGCTACCGCTGCTGCCATCATCCACACTCAAATCATCGTCATCCGTATCAGCGTCTATGTCGGCATTATCGAATCCGTCATCCAACATGTCCTGCTTTTCGGAAGAGGTCTTACCGTCAACAGCCTTGTTCTCAGCGGCCAAAGCGTTGGCGAACTGCGTATCCATCAAATCCTGCATCGCCTCGGCAATATCAATCTCGGTCATACCGAAGCATCGACGCATGATCTGCTTCACAGGCAGAACACCCTTCGCATAATTGGCAGCCTGGCATTGCTCCAACATCGACGGAGGATTAATCGGCTTCCACACGGTCTCGAAACGCTCGTCAGCCGCATTCGACTTGCCGTCAGCAACCAACGCCATGCGAAGAATGCGGGTAAAACCGTCATTCGCACGCGCGTTCATATCCTCGACCTTGAAAACCAACCCCTCACGCTTCAACTGGGCACCCTCGGCCGAACCGGAAACATCAGGCGAAAGAATATCCAACGGAGTTCCAGACGCCGCCGCCAAATGCTTGATGTCGGCGCTCAACGCCGTCACCAACGGCGTAATATCCGTGACGCCGGACTCCCAGAACTTCGCATCACCCGGAACCAGCCACAAGGCGTCAGGCCCCTGCCTGAACAATTCCTTGTAGTCGATCTTGTCACCCGCATTAACGAGACCATCACGAACCTGCGGGTCGGACTCGATGTAATACTGGCGCATGTTGCCCATGCTGACCGCACGCTGTTTGAACGCCTGCATCTCCTGAATGCAGAATCGTTGGAAACGCTGCTGGTCGATGGCGTTCAACGCCGGAATATGCGGCTCGAATTGTCCCCTGCCACCCGGCGCATGAATGCGCACCACGGGAAGATTGGAACACGATTTTGCATAATCGTAATCGGTATCAGCCGCACCATCCCACTCAAAATCGTTGGGTAACATCGGTCGAACGGCGCTATCATCATTTGCAATCTTGTAAATAACGTCAGTATCATCTTCGAGAAGCAAACTACGATCATCAGAATCGCGTTTAGCGGTACGGCTGTACACATTCGACACGGAACCATCATCATTACGTTCCAACCTGAACAATGTCAGCATCTCGACACTGTTCATCTCGTCATACGAGTAGACAACAGCCGAATCCTCGTCATCGCTCACATATGTGACCCACGGCGACAACACCTTGATATGAGACGGCAACGCATCCTTTTGCACGAATGCGTAAGCATTGCCATACACGCTCAAATCATTGAACAACTGGCGAGACTTCAACTCCATACGGCTCGAAGTCCACATGTCATCCGCATCAGTGTCACGCATCGTCTTATCCGCCACCAGACGGAACCCTGTAGGACGCTGACGGTGGATAACCGCGTCAGCGATAGGCTTCGCCAAATTCAACTGGCAGATACTGACGAACCGCTGATAGACAGCGTAACCATTCTGATTCGTGGACTTCGGAATGCTTCTCGTCGGCACCTTCTCCATACCGTCATAGAACGTCTTCAACATGCACAACGTGGGGATACGCGCCACAAGTTTGTTGGCAAGGTCGGTCAACACCATACCATCCCCGCCCGGCTCGTCATCGCCAGCGACAAGGCTCACGGAATCAGCCATACGACCACACCTCCAAACTCATTCACCAAACACGTACAGGAGCAAAACCAACATCCTGCTGCTCCATAGCCGCACCCAAATAAATGTCACGCGCACGATACGCGAGCAAACCAGCCATCATCGCATCAATCTTGTGAGGCGAGTTAGGCGTCTCCTTGAACACCAGATAC